TACTTTTCGTGATACTTTATAAAAACAAAACCGAGAGCTTCTAACCACTTTATAGCAGTATGATTCTCTGCATATACAAAATTATATAGGAGTTTATAAGATTTCAACAAACTGTCTACCCATTTTCTACCTTTTCTTATTAGTTGTATTTTATATTTTTTATTAGAAAATAATTCATCAGTACAAATCATAAATATACAACCACCTTTTATTACTCCACATAATCCCATAGGCTGATCTTCGTCACCAGCTATTGTTAAAACTTTTTCACCAAATAAATAAGACAAGCGTAAAGCATCTTCAGCATCTTTTCCTGTCTGATATAAACCTTCTAATCTATCCATTTGTCTCATATTTTGACATACATAATTAAGATCAGATAGTTTTGATTTTCTTAAATATCCCATTAAGTTCTTCTACTCCTCATGTGAAATACTCCTTCATATTCTGCACTAGCTAACAATGTAGGCAAGAACGTATTGTTCTTTACATCTATATCTACTCTATCTGACTTGCTCATAATAGGCACTTTAAATGTACCTGTATCTAAATTAATTTGACCAATCGAAGCAGAAGCAGCACCAAGCAAACGACCAGTAAATTTATGTAAAGATGTGTCTCTATTCTCAGGTGTCACTTCTACTTGGAAGAAACCAGAGTCTTCATACTTAATATAAAAATGATGTATTTGTAATCGACCACTTATAAGTTCAGTAGCACCTCCACCACTTTGAGTAAGTCTTTGTTGGCTAAACCTATAGTGCATTTCATAAGGTTCACCAATAATAAATTTACTATTTCTAAAGTCTCCTGTAGCAGTAATAGTAGAAGTAGATCCGTTTATAACATTAGTAGTATTTAAAACTTGTCCTGACACAAGAGTTTTTGTAGCACCTTGAGCATCTACAAATGTGCTTGTTTCTCCACTAGCAAGATACCTGCCTACTATATTCATATTAGCTCTTAACCTATAAGGAACTGTAAACGTAGAAAGACCAGTAGCAGAACTGTAAGCAATAGATACACCGCTAGTAGCTTCAGTTACTTTATGGTCTAAATGAAATTCAAACTCTGCATTAGGTTCTGTAAAATTAGTTTCAAATGGTATTTTTTCTAAGGTTACACCATTAGCTTCTTCAATAACCATTACTAAATCAGTACCAATAAAATCAATATTTAAGATAGACCTATTACTGTTTAATGTATAAGTAAACCAAGCGTTCAATGCTTTACTAAAACCTTCACCATATAACCATCTATTAACATATAACTTGTTTGGATTTTCTGTACCAAGTAAAATAAGAATATCTTGGTTGTTAGATACTGCCATTTTAAAAATACCACTTGGTATTAGTTTTGGTACATGAATAGTTGTATTTGCAGCATCTTGGATTTGTTGATTACCTGCAATGATATATTCTCTAATACCTGCAAAAGAACCTTTTTTAGTTAAAAAGTAAATAGAAGAACCAGAACCTACAGGTTGTGCTGCTGTGTTACTTTCAAATTCAGTTTGCACAAGTACGTTAGCTGTAGAAGGTGTAAGGTTATCTGCTGAACTTGATAATACAAATTGCGTTTGTTCAGAAAATAATATTAGTTTTTCTCCCATAGTTACTGCGTGTTTTAAAATTGCAACTTTTGTATGAGATGCAGATACGTCTATAGGTTCTGTATCTAAAACTGATATAACTGTTTCTGGAAAAAAGTTAAAAAAATCTGATACTGTTGAAAGAATTACATTATCACCTGCTAAAAATCCAAGTCTATTTCTAAAGAAAAATACGTTATTAATTTTGTTACCAATGAAAGAAGGATTTGGTGATGATTCTAAATCACCAACAACACGTTCACCCCATTTAGGTAATGTATAGGCATTATTAATCCCAAACTTTACATTCCCATTTGTCGTTAATGTACCTGCTGCTGTATATGTAAACGTGTTTGCATCTACTTTTGTAATTGTAAATGTACCATCAACAGCAGTTCCAGAAGTGTGGTCAAAAGTTATTGAATTTCCAGTTGATAATCCATGATTGTTTGAGGTAACAGTAACAGTAGTTGAGTTTGGTTGATTATATGTACCTGACCCTGTAAAAGCTGTATAGCTATCTCCATCTACTCTTGCAAATCTAAAATCACCATCAGCTTGACGTATAAGAACGTGTGGCATGGTGTCGTAATTAAATTTAAAAGGTATGCCAGCTTCTACTGTTTCTGACCATTGCCCTTCTTCAAAAGCATTTCCGTTATTAGTTGTAAATTTAACGTAGTAATTATCAAAGTCTGTGCCTTCATCACCAATAATTTCTACAACATAACCATTTGGTGACACGTTTGGAAGATCAGTAAATTGCTGTACTGAATCTTTGATAACTGTCATCTTAGTATTACCTTGTGTATCAGTACCATCTATTGAAAAATTACTACCATCATTTTTTTTGATATGAATAACAGGACCATTTCTAGCAATCGCAAAACCTGTAAGACCAGAGCTTAAACCACTAGCAAGATCAGCAGCTACAGTATCAGTTGATAGAGGATTGTTGCCAGCAGTATTATCTGAAACTGTTACACCATCTACAGTTACAGAATAAGTTGTATTTGCTGTTGCTTGATTTATAAATACTATTGCTTGAGTTATATTACTAGCACTATTTGATACTGCTGAATCCATTGTCGATGTAATACTTGTATTTACAACAAAAGTAAAATCAGCAATAGTTACTGTCTTCATTACACTTCTAGGATTTGAAGTATTTAAATAACTTGTACCATCTGGTTTGTTTACTGTTTTTTCCGTACCATCTAATTCAAAAACTTTTACATTACCATTACTAAATATTGCTACATACTGTTCATTAGCATCTCTATTTATAGTTTGAATGTGAACATTGCCAAGAGTAGAGTTTTGAATTGTAGCTAAAAATTTAGAACCTGATCTTTTTGTTAGGCCAAGAACAGGGTTACTATCAGCATTGTCTTGTATGTCAGCATGATCTGCTTGTTTCAAAGCATCAGAAGATTGCGATATACCTCGTAATAATGTAGGTATAGCTCTTGAGATGACAGCCATAGTTATCTAATTAAAGCACTAGAAGGATTGTAGGTATCAAAGATATTTGTAAGAGAAGGATCTCCTCTTAGTATATTATGATCTCCGTTTGCTAAATCTGTTTCCATTAGTATTGCTCTAGCTCGTTGCTCGTCTTGTTGTGTGTAAGTTCTCAATGCCTGATCGCTTACAAGTCTATCAACAAATTTTCTTGCAGCTTGTATATTTATATAATGTCTAGCTGGTTCTGGTATTTCATCAAAATCTCTAAAATAAACAACAGTACAAATTAAGTCTTCATCAAACTCATACTTATTATTTTGTCTGTCATACAGTTTTGTACCACGTTGTATAGGGTCAATCGTTGGGTGTTGATGAATATTAGCATCTACTCTTAAAACATCTGTAGGAATATTTATTTGATTAGACCCATTTCTTGTAAGAGTTACATCTATCTCTGTATTGAAAGACCAACCTTCTGACTGTACGCTTTTATTTACTTCATTAAGAGTTGACTGAGCAATACGAGCATCAACAGGTAAAGTACCAATAAGACTGTTAATTGGTGCTTCTCCTATAGCAGCCAGCATTATGTTAATACATTCAAGTTCTGTGGTTGCAGCTACAGCCATTACATACCTCCCATTAATTTTTTGTAATTCTCTTCTTTAGCTTTCCTAGCTTTAGAGATTTCACCAAACTCACTCACTTCTCTTGGATCATCATATTTTTTTCTTACAACTTTTAAAAACCATTGATGTGGTTTTAATTTGTTTTTTGATTTTTTAATTTTTAAAGTCTTTCTTTCTTCTTCCATATCTAATACCCCTTCTTTTTAATTTTGAGTGAGTCTCTCCCACCTTTCTTTTTTTTCTTTTTTGAATGATACATGAGTATAAAAAAAAGGGTATCTAATAATAAGATACCCTATAAATTGAAATTAAGAAGCAGCAAGTTTAATTGTTGCAGCACATTCTGGTCTTAGGATTCCATGACCAAGTGCATATTTTGCAACCATTAATGTACCTTGATACATAATTCCGTAGTCCTGACCTGAGATCTCAGTTGTCATGTCCATAAGTTTTACTGTACCAACAGCAGACTTGTGGAAGACAAGACCAATAGTTTTACTATCGTCACCTGAGTAGGTATTATTGGCTCCGCTTGGATTGCTGCTGACGTTACTCTGAGGTACGTTGTTTGACATCATAATTGGTATGCCAGCAACTTGTTGTACCTTACCAGAAGCAAACGAACCATTACCCTGTGGGTTGAAGTCAACGTCTACAGTTCTTGTAGCAGACTCGGCAAGTTTATAGTACTCAGCAGGTGGTAATACACAGAAGCGATCTGTTGGAGGAATATCCCTCTCGTCAAATGCTTGTGCAATATCATAGATAGCACCAGCCAGTTCATCACCTGTAATACCAGCAGAAGTTGTGTTACCAGCACCAGTTGGGAAACTAGATACGATACCACCTTGTCCACCTGATAATGTAGTAGATGCTCTAGAAGCATTTGCTATCATCTTCGCTACGTTTTGATCGTAAGTACGAGCCAAAGCTTTACCAAGTTCATCAGCGTAAGTAGCTCTTACGTCATAATGATTCTTAAGTTCGTCTAAGTTTGAGACAAAAGCTTGAGAAATTAGAAGATCATCAATGTTGATAATCTTTTCATTTGCCTTGATTTGGTTAGCACCAACAAGAGGAGTTCCTACTG